AGACGTTCGCGCCAATTCTTGGCTAAGCGATACTAAACCATAAACCAAAAGAGAAACTCCAGCAGTTGCGGCCGCCATTGACAAGGTAATGCCTCCCAATGCTACTTTAATAGCAGCCAAGCCAGCCGTTAAAGTCGGAATTAATGAGATAAATGACCCAACCCCAAGCAAAATTGGACCAATTGCAGCAGCTAAAGAGGCAAATACAACTAGAACAGTCTTTGCGGTAGGTGAAAGATTAGCAAAAAAGCTAATTACTTTCTCAATAATTCCATTTAATGCGCTTAATGCTGGCGCCAAAGTTGTTCCAATAGAAATTGCCAGGTTATTTGCGGCAACTTTTGTGCGTTCCATCTCTCGGCCAAATGATTTGTCGATTTCGGCGGCGGCTTGTGCAGCGGCTCCAGCCGAATTGGCTTGCCTTTCTAGTTCCGAATTAAACTTAGCCGCCCCAGAACCCGCCAAAACGTTTGCAGCGGCAACCGCTTCCGTTGATCCAAGTAAAGTTTGCAATTCACCGTTGCTTCCGTTACTCGCTTTCTTTACCGCGTCTAAAGCAAAGCCTAAACCTTTCTTTTCAATGGCAAGTTGTGCCGTTTTAAAACCTAATTTTTGGAAAATTGCATCTAATTCCGCAGATGGTCTTTGCAATCCAGTTAAAGCGGCTCTAATCTGAGTCGTTGCAACTGCGGTTGGCGTACCTCCAGCGGTTAACGTTGCAATTGCGGCGTTTACTTCTTGCATAGATACGCCAGCGGCGGCGGCGGCTGGGGCAATGTTAAAGATTGAATCTGATAATTCTTTAAAAGTAGTTTTTCCGCCTTGTACCGCTGCAAACATTGAGTCCGCAACCGATTCCGCGTCGCTAATTTGCAATCCAAATGCGTTAATAATTGACGTTAAACCATCGACCGAGGTATTAAGGTCAGTTACGCCACCAATCGCAGCCTTACCAGCTACTTTGATAAATTCAAATATATTTTCTTTTGGCACGCCCGCCGAAATAGCGTTATACATTGCGGGCACGACATCACTTTGCAAAATTCCTAATTCTTTGGATGCATCCTCGGCTACTTTTGTAAGCATTCCAAAATTTTTCTCAGCCTCGGCGCCAGTCAAACCAAAAAGAGAGTTGATCTCTCTTAATCCTTTTTCAACTGTTGCAAATTCATTGGCCGCAACCGCGCCAATTGCAACAAGCGGAGCCGTAACGGCAACCGATAAGGTACTACCAACGTTTTTTAACTTGTCTCCAAGCGCGCCAAATTTGCCTTCGACATCCTTAAGGGCGGCAGATAGCTTATCAATGCCCGCGATTATGTCAATTTTTAACTGTGATGCCATTAAATTATTTTTTTAGTAACCGAGTTAAAATTTACCTCATCCTCAAATTTAAGGTTTTGCCATTGTTTGGCAATTTCGTAAGCTTTAGTTATTTCCTCTTGAGTTGGTATGTTAATTACCTTAAAATCAACTAAAGGAATATACCAGTATTTCTCGGGGTTTTTAATTAAGTCCGATTTTTTAGAGGCATTGACGTTATTTAATTGCACCCAAATTGTTCTAAATAAATTCTCATGCTTTGCCTCCCTTACCTGGTAACCATACGAAACCGATAGGTACTCAGAAAAGGACATAAAATAAAAGGAGTTAGGCGATAGACCTAACTCCCCAAGAGCATAGTGGCAAATATCTTTAAATACTATTTTTTTTTTCCGCCCTCAAAGCTTTTTGAGCCTGGAGTTTTTACTTCAGATATTGCCGTAATTCCAGCCGCCATGACTTCGCTAATTTCTTGCAATCTACCAATCGGTGAAGTATCTAACCAGTCCAAAATATCGGCTAAAGTTAAATCCAATTCAATTTCTCGGTAAAGTGAATCAACATACAAAGCGGAATAAATAAATTTTCCAATTGCTTTCATTTGTTGAATTCCCCCTAATTGTAACTGCTGCATTGTCTTTTCGACATCGCCACCAAAAGGCTCGCTAAAATGCATAAGAGCTCCCATGCCAAATTTGACAAGGTAGCTCTTACCATTTACCTCAATTGTTGTTCTAGATGCTTGTTTCATGCAAGCAAGTTAGCAAAATTAAGTTGAAGCTGGTACTACGGTAGCCTTAAGTAAAGGACCTTTTCCAGTAAATTCAACTGAATAAGTAACCGCGGCCTCCATTTCAGATGAAACGCTGATTGAGGCAACAGATGCATTGCCATAAAATACAAGGTCGCCAGTAATGTTGGTCGTAAACTTTAGAGCTACAACGCTTCGTCCGCTCAAAAGAGTATAAATGTCTCCTATGTTGTTTACGTCGTCAAATGCAACCAAACCGTCAGTTGAAACAGACCAATCGCGTAATCCAGCGATATGATCGGCCCAGCCGCCATCGTCTTTGCAAGTTGCGTCCGCAAGGTCAACGTTTACAGATAGTTCTGAGGAGGTGGCGCATCCAATCATAACGTTACCAAGGTAAACGTTTAAAAGGGTTCCGTTAAATTTGCCAGTTGTTGCCATATTTTTGTGGGGTTAATCCTAATTTTTTTTAAAAATAAAAGTTCTTAGAAAAAATGCAATACTATAAAAATTAAGTATAGACCAAAAAGTTTCCGTCCTGGTCAATTATAATCTCAAATAGTTCGTCAATAATAAATCTCTCGGCTGGTAATATTGTCGGGTAAAGCCCGCCAACACCTTTAAAACTTGCGGAAATAGTTGCAACGTTTTCCATTGCCGCCGACTGGCTCAACGATTCAATGGTTGCTAAACCTATAAAAGTTAAATTATTGTCTTGACCAGCTGACAAATAAATGCGCTCGCGATTAACGTAAGCGTTGAATAAATCGCCAAAGGAAAAGCCGTCTTGAATGTAAAGGGATTCGCTAGATAAGGACCAAGACCCCAGTCTTGAGATATGGTCTGCAAAAAAACCTGACTCGTTGCTTGGTTTTTCCAGTTGGCTCATTTCAGCGGACAACTCGTAACTGGTTGACTTGGCAACTCTGTTAAGTCCAACCGTTACAAATAGAGCGGAGCCGTTTACCTTAGCCATTTATCCAGTTTTCAATAGTCATTATTTCACGATGTACAATATTAGTATCGGTAATACTTGAAATACTACTTTGCTGCACAAGTTTTGCCGTTACAATTTTCCCAATTTGTAGGGCCAAATAATTTTCGGGATAAAGGCAAACGATTTGTAAAATAGAGTCGGCGATTAGATCAGCGTCTAGCCGTCCATAGGGCGCAACCTTAGCCGTTACAACGTCCAAGGTTATTGTGGTAATGTAATTATATTCCTGGTTGTCTTTGTCGTCTTCTTGCGTTTGATTTCCAATTAGAATGTAGGGAAATTGCGCGTTGTCAGGCGCGAAAGTATCGTAACAAGGGACCATTAAACCTTTAAAATTTATTGTGTTATTTAAAGCTAACCAATAAGCTTTGCGAATAAATGGTTTAATATTTCTCATTGTTTTTTGAAAAAGGTTTCGAGTGATTTCTCAATATTTTTTGGCAACTCATTTCTTTGCTTAAAAACCTCAGGATAAAAAAACGGTCTTGCCAACAAGTTTACTTTTTTTAATCCTTTGCCTTTAAATTGCTTTGCAAATTGTGATAATTCGGACGGAACTTCGACCTCTGTCCCTGTTCCAAATTCAATATAAGGCGCGTATTCTGCCCCAACAAAAACACCTCCCTCAACCGAGGTTTTAGTCTTTTTTATTGGCTTTGTTTGAATGCTATTTTTTAGCGCCCCAGTATCAACCGCAACTTTTTTGGTTGCTTCACTTTCTATTTTTAATAAAGAATCCTCAATTTCAGCTTTTACAATTAGCAATATATCATCCTCTAATCCTTTAAGATACTTTAAAAAATCATTTTTACTTTTTCTGTTGAATTCAAATGATAACATTTTAGTCTCTTTGTGTTGCTATAATTTTAATCATTCGGTTGTATTCTTGGACGTCATTTATTTCGCTAATTACAAAAGTTTTTTGATTGTAAATAATATGCATTGATTTTGTAACTGGCGCCAATTCGTTTCTGCGTATTAAAATTTCCCATTTGTTTTTTATAACCATTTGGTCCTCGCTATTCTGACGCGTACCGCTAAGATTTGTAACTTTTGCCCAGCAAATATAAGTCACGCTCGCGGTTGTATAAAAACCGCCATATCCGTCTGCAAATAAATTTGGATTTAAAAATTGGATTCGCTCGCGCAAATCGCCCGCTTTAATTTCGTTGTTTGTCCTCACGCTCCAAACCAGTTATAAGTTTTATAAGGCATTAATAAAGCTTTTACTCCAAGTGGGAAATCAGCTACGATACTGCCAATAATAATATCCTCGCGACGTTCGTAAAGCGTGTTAACCATCATTTTAATGGCAAGCTTAATGTCTTCAGGAACGGTTGTAAATCCAGCAACGTAAATCATTTTAAATTTATAAGATTGAGCCCCTCCTATAATGTTAATCTTTGGAAATAATCCAA